GAAATCCCAAACCAAAAAACACTTGGACAGCGTCAGCTTATGATCGCCGGTGTCGCCGTGGTCGGTCCCTTCGACAGCCAGCTCAACATCCAAAAGGTATTGCTCGTAAGCGGTGCCACCGGTAGAAACCCAAGCCGAAGCGTTGCCGGTTTTATCGATCGCATCAATAATCGTTGTTGCGGCCGAATCCGTAAAATCACGCATCATACAGGAAAACGAAAACGATCCAACCGAATCCTCGCCTTTCCGAAGCCCGACAATCACGCCGCGATCGCGTATAACAACGCGTTCGGTCTTATCGTCGGAAAACGAAAAGTCGCCGGCTTCATAGTCGATAACCAGGGTATTAGCTCCATTGTCTGAAAGGGTAATTTTTCCATCCCTCGGTACTTTAACGACTCCTGATACACTCACTTAAGCCTCCAATGACATTGTTCTATATGTTGAATTTTTGTTTTTGCGAACCCGTTTCGGAGGGCCTACCGCGTTCAAATCGTCACCAATCGCGGCGGTCAATTCCTCGATCAGCTCTGGTATGTTGGATTGTAACAGATTCTCGTATACGATCTCGTATTCAGGTTGCGCGCCCCTATGCCGTCGAACGTCTTTCACGTATGATTCGCCGGTATCCCAAGACCGCGCTTTGTTCTCAATCAAGATCGCCCATTCGCCAACCTGGGTTTGCTCGGAGCCGCGCCAACCGTCCAAGGACCGGCCAACGGTGATCGGATCGCGGTCCTTGTATCGCCATCCGACCCATTGGCCGCGTATATCGTCGATCATCTTTTCGCGGTGCTTTTGGACGATCAAAACCTCAGTGGCGGACAGCTCGCGCAACACGTTTTCAACGTCGAATTGCATAGTCGCGTCAACGTCGAAGCTGTCAGACACCGAAGATCTCACCGAAAAGGTCCACTAAATTCGGATTACGGATAATGTCCAGCAAGCCTTCAGAACGACGAGCGCCGGCGCGGGTTCTGCGCTCCAGCTCGCGTTCCGTTGCTCTAATCTCCATTTGGGTTTCCGATATTAGTTGGTCTTTGAATAGGCCCCAAGCCTCGGGGACCAACCGTTCCCACAACGGAGCATCGGCGGAACCGCCGGCGCGGTGTACATACTCCGAGTAATACATAGGATTTTCAATATTCAGAATCACTTGGCCGTTGATGGCGCTCATTTCGTGGACCCACCGATCGCGGCTTGTCCCGGTATCAACGGGCCAATTGGCTTTGATGTATTCGATCACACGATTGGCCCAAAAATGGATCTTTGCTTTTTCGTTAGGTGTCGGGTTGCGGATCTTGCCATGGTTCTTTTTTATGTAGTCCTCGATCGACTTGAGCCGGATTGAAACTCGAACGGCCATCAGATCGACAAGTCCAGATCGGCCGCCACGGTAATATCAAACGCTGTAACCAAGAACGCGCCGCCGCCGGTGTAGCTGTGGGACGTTGGCCCAATATCGATCGCGCCGTCCGTCGTTAGATTCGATGCCGCGGCCACCAGATATTTTATAGCCGACGCCCAATCTTTTAGGGCTTGATCCGGTGCTTCCAGGCCGTCCGATGGTTTTAGGGCATGGCACAATTCAATCTTGAATTTGTACGCGGCGCGATGTCGGACCCGTCCGCGTTCGGACAATGAAACGCCGGCAGGCAAAACGGAAAAAGACCGATCGATCCGCGCGGCGCTTTCGTTTTTCACGCCAAGCGGTGATCGGCTTTGATTCAAGCCAGCCGCGTTCAGCCGTGCAATTGCCGCGGTTAGGGCATCGTCGAAACTTAAAGCCATGAACGCCGAGGACCGCTGGACAGGTGGATCGTTGCCGTTGTCGGGGTGTTCGTTGTGTCGATCGTGTTGTCCTCATTCAGATCGAGGCTGTTACGCATCTTTTCAAAAGCTTTTTCGTATTCGTCGCCATACCGATCCGACAGGTCCGAGTACCGATCGGAAGCATCAAACAGCGTGGAATAATCCCGAAAGATCATTTCAAAGCATCGGGCAAACAGTGTCTGTCTCAGAGCTGAGGGAGTACGGAATTTCCAGAATGGAACCGCTTCGGAATACATGCGGTTTGTAACGTCGGACCATGTGTGATCGATGTAGTCTTGTAAATCGTTCTTTGCTGTCGATACCAGATTGGCCACATCGGAATGACGCGCGATCAAATCCGTTTGGCCTATGGGTGAGTATAGGCGAGCACGGCACAAAACCGCGTCGTTGTAAAATGTGAAAACTTTTGTCGCTATGGTGACGTCGAATTGAACAAGCCAATTTCGGCCTAAGTCTTTGCCGTCCGTATCTATCGCGGCGATTGCGCCGGATACGGTCCCGGCCGCTACGGTTGCCGAAACCGCGTCTTTTACTTTGGCGCCGGTCGAATCGTACAGGGTAAAGGTTGCCGCGGTTATGGTTGCGGACGCGCCGTCTTTTTCGATCGACACATCGACGGTTTGCGCTTTGTTGCGCTCAATCATGGCCGGACCGGAAAACCGCGCAGACCAATTAGAATTCGGCATTGTTCAACCCTCTTTGTTTAGCGTTCGCCCTTTGTTTTGCGTTCATTCTTGATCGCGGCTTCGCGGGCTTTTTCCTTGGCGTAATTCCGATCGGTCCCATTGTTGACCAATTGGCGAACCATTCGATCCATGGCTTCGCGGGTTCCCTTTTTCTCCCCGCTCATTTTTTAGCCTTTTTAGCTGCGGCCTTTTTCGGTGCGGCTGGCTTGGGTGCGGCTGGCTTGGGTGCGGCTGGCTTGGGTGCGGCCGGTGTCGCTTTGGCGATTGCTGCGGATGCTGCGGCGATTGCGGCGGCGGCGGCTTTGACATGGGCGGAACGATTGCGCGGGTTGGTTTTTGCTTTTCGGGTTGCATAAACGGCCGCGGATAGGTGTCGTTCAGTTTCAATAATGGCGTCTTTTGGTGACATGGATCAACCCTCTAGGATGTCCGCGACTTTGTTTCGCCGCGGTGTCTTTGTTTTCTTTTTGTCGGTCGCTTTCGCGCCGTTCATCTTTGCCCATTCGTCGCGCATTGATTGAACGATCGCGGCTTCGGATTCGTAACGCTTCAGCAAATGCGGGGAAGCATCGGCGCGGGTCAACAATTGCGCCGCGCGGGTCTCAGCTCGTGAAATGAGCCAATCGAAGATCTCAGGAAGCATCGGCGGAATGATCCCAGCGTCGGCAATATGACGGCGGAATTTCGCAAACTCGATCGCGCTCTCCTTGGTATTCCAAATGATCTCCCCGCTGGTCAAGACCGTAGCCTTGGAGCAGAAATCGACGTACCACTTTTGCCCATTCTGACAGTCGAAGTATTGGACATAATCCATGTATTCGCCCAATCGCTCATCCTTGGGATCGATATATGTTCCGCCTTTTTGAATGGCGGACGCTACAGGCTTTGAAAGTGAACCGGAACCGGGGACGCCGTTAGCGCCTGGTTTTGCGGTCAAGCGACGAAGCACGGGCAAAAAGCCGAAGCCGTCGACGTATTCCCAAGACTTGGGGAAAACGATGTATACAAAACGCGATTGCGGCCGCTGTCTATGCGTTGGAAGGCCGTTCCGAGATTGTACGGCCTGCACATCCGTCTTCGGTTGGCTCAAATGGATCGGTTGGCTCATTGGTTCCCCTTGGAAAAAAGGGACCGGCCCACATTAGCAGGCCGGTCCCGGTTTGGTTGTCTTATACGTCGGATTTGATTTCGACACCAAGCGCGTCTTGGGCTTCGCTTACAGCAACGAACATAGACGCCGTGGCAGTTGTTAGGCCGATGTTTGAATCACGGGACAATTCAACCAACAGCTCGCCAGCATCGGCGATTACGTTCGATGCTGGGACATGTCCAGACAAAGCGCGAACCGGTGCCATGGTATACGCGAACGCATTCTTGGCGAACATCGCTCCGGAATGGTGCGCGGCCGCATCGACGGTTGCGATCGAGTCGCTTTGCCAGACATCAATTCCGCTCCAATTTCCCTGGTAGCCAGGGCCTTTCGCGCCAAGAATTTCAGCCGAAACGTATTGCAGTGCGGAACCAGCCGATTCAGCTCGAAGGCTTGTCCGAAAATCGTTCATTTGCTTAGGAGCAATAACCATCGAATATGGCGCATCAGGTGAGGACGGAGCGCCGGCCAGATTCAGCGTATAGATCGCAGAGTAAACATCGTCAACGTCAAGAGTCGTTGTCGCGGTGACAGCCGAAGACAAGCTATTAAACAGCGACGTTAGCAGGTCTGTCATGGTCAGTCCGACCCCATCGCCAAGAGTCTTAACAACTGCGGCAATATCGATCGCGCCACCGGACACACCAAACAGATCGGAAACTTGGTACTGTCGAGCATAGCGGGCAATCTGGAGGTCAAACTTTCCTGAACCATAGCCAGCATTCGAAATGCCGGAAACGATCTCGGATGTTGCTTCCTGGAAGGCACCGGGCGCGCCGTCAAGCGCGACAGACATCGTATCGGAACCGATTTGGCCCCATGGTACGTTGGTCATTACTGCGCGAAGGTCGGTCGGATCGTGGATCTTCTCAAAAAGCATAGCGGAAAGAACGGAGGAAACGCGACCGCCATCGGTCGTCAGTCCTGTGAAAGTGACTTCATCAGCCATTGTGAACACCTATTTTTGTTGGATTGTTTTGAGCGATGTTCATCAATTGACGGATTGACGGGCCGATGCTCTTTTTGGATTGTAGGACGATTTGCCGAAATTGGAAAATCTACTTTATCAAACCTTCAGATCGTAGCGTAGCAAGGATCGAATCTTTGTGCGCGCCAAGACCGCCGCCGGCCTTTGATCGAATGCTCGCAATTTCGTCGTTGCTGAATTGGCGTCCGGTGTGCGCGGCGGGTGAAATCGCGCCGGCGTTTGGGTTCGCGTCCAATGCGGATCGGAGCGCGGCCAATAGTGCTGTTGATTCATTCCCGGCCGGCGGAGCTGGTGGCGCGTCTGCGCTTGGCGCTTCGGCGGTCGCGGGTTTGATTCGGTCAAAGTGTACGGAATACAACGGATCGTCTTTGGATACTGACAGCCAATCCTCAAACGATGGACGTTGATCCGCTGGTAACTCAGCGACAGAATCGGAATACTCACGCCGGAAAAAGCGCCGGACGCTTTGCGCCTGGAAGCCAAGCCCGATCAAGTGCATGTCTTGACCGTGCTGCGATTGGATTTGACCCAAGCCTGATTTGGTCTTTTCGTATTCGCCTTGGAGCGCGGTTAGCTGCTGTTCCAATTGCTGTGCGCGGGTTTCCGCGGCGCGGCGTCGATCGGATTCTTCGCGAAGGCGGAATGATGGAACCGACGCGGGTTCGCCGCCTTGCCTGCCCTTCGGCGCTCCGTTGGTTGTCGGTGCTGTTTCGGTCACTTGTTCGTCGCTCATGTTTACCCCTTACGGCGTTGGTTCGCCGGCCGGCGGCGTTTGGTTCAAAATCTGATCAAGTCTGTTAACCCTTAACAACCGTTCGATCGCGGCTTCGTCGCTGTCGATCTCTGGGTGCAATGTTCGCAAGGCGTCTACCTTGGATATCAAACCCATTTCTAATTCCGCTTTGACAACATCGGCCCGCGCCTTCAGCTCTTGATCGGATTCCTTGGAACCGCGGTATTCGATCTCATAGTCTGAAGGTTCAACCGGCAATGAATGGCCGCCGTAAGCGTTGGCCAATTTCGCCGCGGTCGCCAGTGTCAACCGGTCCGAAGCATTGAACGACGGTTGACGGGCCTTCATTACGCGCCGCATGCCTTCGCGGGCAACAACGATCGCGTATCCGCTTTGTGCTCCGGTTACCTCCAGGTCACTTGGATTCAATCCCGCATAAACGGCCAAACCATGCCCAAACAGTTTCAGCGATTCGGCGGCCGATCTGGGTTCTAAGCTTGGAGCGATGGAACCGATGGAACCCGTACCAGGACCGGCCGATCTAAACTTGAGGATCGACTTTCGATCAATGGGCACAACGTCAACGGATACGCCGCCGATCGTTCGAGTCACGCCGGCTTGCGTGTCAACGTCCAAGGCGTACCGTTGCGGATGGGCGCACGATTGGAAGCCGTCACACCAATGCGTCCAAAGCGCGGCCAATCGAAGCGTACCGCGTACCAATTCTATTCCGTCCCGGTAGTTCCAAAGACCGGCGCCGATCTGCTTATGATACAAAATGTACGGCAAGATCGGTTGGCCTTCGCTCATGTATGGATAGGAGCCCACCAAATCCGGCGCGAATTCCGCCGTTGCGTCAATGCGTTGGCCCTTATCGCCTTCCAGCTCAATACGAAAAACCGGATTCTCGGGATCTGAAATATCCCAGACATCCCAAGTCCAAACGCGCTCAAAGTTTCCCGGCCGGGTTCGGGTTCGCAATTCTTCGATTGCTATTGGTTGATCCGGTTGCGACGGGTCCGGCGTTGCGACTATCAGATCGGGCGAAATGGGCCGATAGGTCGCTTCGGTTGCGCCGCGCCACCATTCCCAGTCAACGCGCAAAACGGATTCGTTGATCCCTAATACGAGTTTTTCGGTTTGTTGCTGGAGTGCCCAAAGTCGAGCCGTCACGATTGCGGATAGGTCCGCGTTTGGATCTTCGACTTGGACCCGTGGCGGTTCCGCGTACAGGTTGGCCAATTGCTGGACAATCATCCGAAGCGGGTTGCGTGACATGTCCGGGTGGAATTCCAGATCGGCTGCTATCTCACGTGCGAACAGCCGTCGCAGTTCATCCCGCAAATCTTCGATATGGGCGCCGGTCAATAGCCGATAGCGTAAAGCCTGTTCCGCCCATCGATCGCGGTCCTCTTGATCCTTCGGTTTGATTGCGCTTGGCGCTGAGTACATCGTTATCCCTTCCGCCTAATCCAACCGCGATCGTACATGTCGGCCGATGTTAAAACCATTTGATCGCCGTCCATGGGCCAAACCTGGACGCCGGCCGGCGGCTTCGGCACTGTCTTACCCTTAGCCAGTTTAACGATCAAAACCGATCCGCGTTCGATTTTCGGCGCTTTGGTCTTTGCTTCCGGCTTCAGCTCCGGCGCGTCTGGTTTCTTTTTCGGTGCCATGGATACCCCCTAAGCGATAATAAGTCTTCCGCCATCTTCGGACATTTCAGGCTGTAAGTAAACATCGGCAATATACGCCACTGCATCATAAGAGTGCTTCAGATCGTTATTCTCGCCGCGCCAATGGCGGAGCGTATGTATCAAAGACGCGCACGATTCATGCACGAAAAAGCGTCCGTCAACGCAAGCCGCGTTCAACATTCGTGCACGGGCTTTGACTGAGCCGCGGCCTTTGTATGGAACCCGGATCGAAAACGGCGCGCGCGAAGATCCCACCAGATCCGCGAACGCGCGCTCGAGCATATCGTTAACGCTGAGGCCCATTCCCATCCGTCCGGCACTGTTTGAATCGCCGCGGGCTTCGTCGATATGTTGCGGCGCAACGCCCCACTTTTTCATCATTTCGACAACGGCGACGGCTTCGGCCGCTGGTGTGTTGCGTTCCTTGGATACGCATTCGCCTAAGACATAGAGGCGGCGATCCTTTTGGGCGACGAGATAACAGACCGACGATCCCGGCCGTTCGCCATGGTCCCAACCTAAGCCGACCGAATCGACGGACGGCGGCGATCCGGTGTCACCAAAAACGCAAGCTTCGGTGAATCCTGGTATCCATCGATCACCCGATACGCCGTCCCATTCTGCTAAGACTCGCTGTTGATATTCCCACGGTCCATAGCTGGCGATCTGGTTTGCTATGTCCTCGGGCGTTCGATGCGGGCAGTTTTCCGCCGATAGAATGACGCGATGAACGTCCCAGATTTCCCGCGGGTCTTCGCCGGTTTGCGGGTTGCCATCGATCCAATCTCGGAGCCAATCCGTCGGACGTCCGATCGGTGTGAAACACATCAACGCCGGACCGCCTTTAACGGCCAACCGTGATCGGGCTTCGGAAAAGTGCGCCTGTTTGGGCAGTTCATCAAATACCAGCCAATCGATCGTTGCTCCTGACAAGGCTACCAGCTCCTGAGTACCTGACTTGCCAACAATGGTGGAGCCGTTCCGCAATAGAATCATCTTTGAACCCATGAACGTATAGCCGCGCGCTTCGTCATATTTGGTCCGTTCGTCCAGTATTCCAGGCGGTTCTATCTCGCGCATCTTTTGGCAAATGTTCGGCCATCCCGATCGAAGGTCAGCGCAGACAATCCAACCGATCGATCCCGGTTCCGGTGCGGTTCGGAACGGATGCCGGCCGGTAGCAAGCCAAAAGCTTTCGGCCGCCAATGCTCGACTTTTCCCGATTTGATTGCCGCCTATCAATATTCGGCGCGGGTGCTGCGATTGGTGCGCGGTCCTTTGCGCTGGGGACATGCCGCCGGCGCCTGGTTGCGCGTGCTCGTATTCGTATAATGGATCGTTGTTGATTCTATCGGCTACCCGTCGGACCAATCCAATATCGAACATTACTTAGCGTTGGAAGCGTTTTTCAGATTGAGCGCCGCCAAGATCAGATCCTCGGGCAGTTGTGCCACATGTTCGATCACCATTGCGCGTCCGTCCTCAGCTGTCGGATCTACTATCTCCATTTCGGCCGCGGGCTTCGTTTCCAGTTGTACGACGTTGGGCCTAATGTAGCGGTGTCTTCGTTCAAGCATCCATGCGGCCGCCTGCCAAGATCCATCGTTGGCGGCATCGGCTATACAGTGCAAAGCGTTGGCGGCGTTGGTCGCTTCCGCGGCTTTTAGGGTGTCCGAAAAATCCACATAGCATTGTTCCGCGTTTGGATCTTCCGCCATTTTCAGCCAACCGTACATGGTTGATCGTCCAACGCCGCCGTATTGCGCTGCCAAATCGAACGTCATTCCAAGACGGATGCCGTCTGCTATTTTCTTGGTTGTAGCCTTCGTGCACTTTCGTTTTCGTCCCAAGTTTTCGCTCCTGGTTTGCGGTTTTCATAGGTTAGCACGTGCGCGGGCTTCGCGGGCTTCGAGCTGGACCGCGCTCAATCTTTGCGCCTCAGGCAAAAACGGCGCGTCCGCGTCGGAGTGGTAAACGAACAGCGTCCACGGGTTCGCCCGGCAACCGTCAACAAAGACACGCCAAGGCATATAGGCACCTTGAGCCAAGCGCGATCCGGCCGGACAATCGCAGGCCGCCAAGTATGTTCGGCAATATGCGTCCCCGCCATCGGGATCGCTTAGGTGGTGGGCTACCTCGATTTTGCCAGTAAATCCGCAATGCTTACAAGCCGGTGCGGTTTCCGGTTCGCCTTGCGTTGGCATGCCTTTAATAATGCCGGCGATGTTGGCGACGTTTGGCGCTCGCGTATGCTCTGAGATCCAACGCTTCGCGGCCATGACCACGATCTTATCCGGGTATCGCTTCAGGCCATGGGTCCAGGTCGCGACGTTATCGGCCGCCCATTTTGGATGCTTTGAGTAGTTAGATTGGAAGCGTTCGAGCATTCTTTGTACGGTGTCATTGGTTGCCATTGTTGCTGTTTCCTTGTTTGCTGTTTTGAAAGTCTATGATGTTGCCGCTGTCGTCAAAGTCGTTCGCGTCCAAGTCGAACAGATCCGGCCGTGCTGCGTTTTTCAGCTCTGATACTGGGTCCCATTCCGAAGCGAAACCGACGTATTGCCTACACTTGGACGCGGCAAAAAACGTTCCATAGGTCGCATGACAGTGATCCCGCAAATAGGTTGCGCGTTGGTGGCTCGACTCGTGCACCCATCGCCAAGCATGGATCAAAGCTTCTTCGCCGTGCTCTTTGACTCTTGCGGCTACAACTTGGTTTCTGGCTCCTATCTTGGTTTCTCGGGCGTTTGGAACGTTTGCTAACCGGATACACTCCATTGCCTTCCAGAATGCCTTGTAGGACAACCTGGGGGCTTTTACCGGCGGTTCGGCGGGTGTAGGTGTGGCCGCGTTTGGTTCCGGTGCGGCCGGACCGGGCTGATTGAGCGAAACAGCAAGACTCTCAATCAACGGAATTTCTATATCTCGACTGTCGGCGTTGCCGGCGGTCAAGGTCGCTTCAGCGACATTAATTAGTTTATTCTCAATCTTATCTATATCTGTTCTTAAGGGAAGCCCGCGCGCGTAAGGTGTCCGAAAACTGTCCTTATTTTGTCCCAAAACTGTCCGAGATTGTCCCGTATGTTGTTGGTTTTGCTGGGTGTCGCTGTCTAACCCGTTGTCCTGACCGTTGTCTTTTCCAGTTTGATACAGGCTTTTCACTTGATCGCGTGCTTCGCGGATGGCTTCGGTCGCTTTGTTTTTGCTTTTCCAGCCCATGTAAGAGGCGAGCTGACGAATGCTGATTTTGTCGCCGTT